ATCTACCCAACCACTATACTGATTATGTTTATACTGTAGAGTATGATCTCCTTTAATGTATAGATGTAAGAGGTTGATATTACCTCCAGTATAGATTTCTTGATTACTGTTCATGGTATACCTTTCTCTGAGTAATATTCTTTGTTTGTTAGTTGTATTACTGATACCTATATTACAGGTACTATTAATATAATACTTATATAATAATACTTGTCAGGGAAAACTCTCTAATAGGTACCAACTAAATAAGTTGTTGATTTTAATTATCTTTTGTTTTCATAGATGCAATATTTTGAAAGATTTCCATCATTATTTCTTCTAGTCGAGTTCTGTTGATATCGTCATGTGGGTAGATTGCTTGGGGAACTGTGACGTCATAACAAAAGAGATCGTATAACAGCTTATAGTCTTCTTCGTTGTGTAACTCGATGACTAGTCGCTGAGGTACGAACGATGGACGCTCAAGCGCATAGGATGTGATGTTCATTTGGTAATAGCCTTATAAATGTTGTTTAAGAGGACTTGAGTATCTTTGAAGGATTCAGTGTCCTCTGGGTGGAGTATTTCGGGTATAGACCATTGAGCACCACTGAGGTATTTGAGGATATGTTCGTCATGCTGTGATTGTACGGAGATTGTGATTTGGTATGGACTGAAGGATGGTTTTGTAGGGATGAATTGTTTGGTTACGTTCATGTTATTTACTTTCTTTAGAACAGATGATTCGGGTATGGTTATTTTGGATATAGCCTTGAGTGGAACATTCTTTGAGGATTGTATTGAAGTTACGGTAGTCTTCTATGAAGAATATTGCTGAGGTGAATGTTGATAGTGAGAACCATAGTATGAGAAGGATGCCGAAGAAATTGTCCATAATGAATTTCCTTTGTTGTTTAACTTTTAGACCACCCACAAGAACCGTACCCCGAGACAATAATTTCCCATACCTCTCGCTACAATTGTCATCCAAATGTCATTTCGATGACTTTTGTCGGGTAATAGTCCTTGTGGTACTATACATTTACAGCTTAGAATCCATTATTCGCTCCTGTTCTGTTAGGTATTGGTCATAAGCATACGCTTCTTGTTGGTACCAAGTTAGTTCTTTCAGTGTATCTACCACTTTTAGTTGGTCTTCCATAGATACTGGATCACTTCCTAGGTTATTTACTAGGAAAATCAGGTCTTCAGCAGACATAGTCAGCATGAATGTATCACGGTGCTTAGTTAATCTCATTTCTTTGATCCTTTCTTTGTTGGTTTCCACCCAAACTTCCTCCAAGTATCCTGTACATCAGCACCTTTAGTGTAGATATGTCCTTGGAGTAGTGTTTTACTTGGATATACGGGTTGTTTCTTTGTTGTTTCCATCATACCTCCATGAATTGATCAAAGACAGCAGTGTATTCGAGTACTGTGCCTGGGAGTTCTACTGCCTCACACATCCTTACGAGTACATCTGGGTCGTTAGCTACTGCATAGACCGTAGTTTGTCCTACAGTACTATGTGAGTACAGGTGTTTACAGCCAAACTCCTCAAGAGCCTCTACAATCTCTTCTGTTTTATCAAGACCAAAGTCTTCTGGTGTCAGTGCATTGAGCAAAATATACTTAAACATGTCGTTTCCTTTCAAAGGCAGTCCATTGTATCAAAGAAAGCTAACTTCTCAGCATCTTCCTGAGAGTAACCACCATCGTACTGCCGTACAGCAGCTCGTTCTTCAAAGATCTCCCTTAAGAGATCAACATCAACGTCAGGATTGAGTTGAATAAGTCGTGCGAAGGTATTTGACATTTGATTTCTCCTTGAATATGTCATTTGGTTGATTAGTCTTTCGATATCAGAGGCTCTCATGCCTCGATAACCTCATTGAACCACACATCAGAGTTCCAACCACTGGTAACTCCGAAGCGAACACTCTTACCAATGAGCTTACGAGCAACACGGAATTGCTTACGTGCATACTCTACATCTCGTGTGATAGACATCTTACGGATGACTTGTTTATCGTCAACAGCATAGATGTATCGGTTGTCATTGTCAATATACAGAGCCATCAGTACAGATGAGTCCTTAGTGTACATTGCAGTTGCGGTATCGCCCTTGTTAGCGTAACCAGTGGACATGAGTGCTTTTACTTGAGCCATTTTAATCTCCTTGAGTTATGGCAGTTATGTAGTTACGACATGCAACTACCCATAGTACACTCGGGTGAATGTACTACAGGTAACGTTATCCGTAGATAACAATGTCAACGAGTGATGGGAGATATTCGTTAAGCACCTCGACTTTGTTTGTCTTAGTGATCAGACGACCGGATTTCTTTGAGTAGACGTAGTAGACCATGATAGTTCTCCTTAACCAGTGATGTGGGAAATGTACTCAGAATACAGTCCTGAGTATGGGTCTTCATCGGGACAGATTCGGTAATCCGGAATTTCTGACCCCTCAGGAAGATCGGTTGATGCAATGTTGAGTTCATTACAAACAAACTCAGCAGTACTTAGTGATAAACCGCTTTCCAGCAGTTCTTCTCGACCGTCAGCGTAGACGGCATACAGTTCGTACTTCTGTGTCATAATAATCTCCTTTGAGTTATGACGGGTTGTTGGAGTAAAAGCACTCCCCAGAGACCGTAGTCTCCAGGCAGGGTTTTCACTGGTCAAGCGTTTCTTTCAACGCCATTATCGCCAATGATCGTGGACCAAAGGTTTCTGAGGCAGCGTAGGTGAGAACACCGTACCCATCCTCACGTTCGTTGAAGGCGAGCTTGATGAACGCGTCCCACAGACGTTCTACCTTGGCTTCAACCGTTACAGTGATGTATGTCTCACCACTATACTGGCAGATGCTCATGTCGAGCTTGTCCCAAGACAGGTCGTTAAGGAAGCGCATTGCTGCCCCAAAGTTGCTGTCCCAAGTGTCCAGTGTGACCTTGTGTTTGTAGGTCACCTTTGTTTGGTCTTGCTTGTCGAGCTTTGCCCGAAGCAAGTCGCCAAGGTTTTGAGTGTTGGTTTGGTTGGCGGTGTTGGTTGTGCACATGGCACTCTCCTTGCCCGGTATACCGACCGGAAGCGGTTAGAGCGATCGCTCTCCACTGTACCCCAACAAGAGGCACAGCAGGCAGAGATCATTCGAGACCAATGGTAAGACAGAAACCAGCAATGCTAAAGAACGCAGACAAGAAGCCAAAGGGCCAGAGACCCAAAGCAAGAGCAGCGAACAGGCACAGACCAGCAGCAACAAGACAAGCAAAGACAGAGAAGAAAGACAACACAACGGACTCCAAGCAGCGCAGAAGAGGAAGACGACAGGCACAGCGCCAAGCACCAGCCGCCAGCGGGACGACCACGGGAACGAGACCTAGGGGGGACCGAAACCAGGAAGGGGCGAACCCAAACAACAACCTGATTCTTTAACACACAGAGAGACAGATACCCACACAAAAATTCCCAAACAACAACTCCCCTATCCCCAAAGGAGGGGATACCCAAATAAAGTATCCCAAGTACATTCTCGCCAATAAATTATAGTAATAATTATTACCCACAGAAACGTATACCCAAGTATACACTTATTAATGTTAGCCGGTACATAATAGAGAAAATATTATTTTCTAAACGAGGACACAAAAGGACATTGCCTTATGGCGACGATATCAAATAAACAAAAACTTGAAGCTCTACGCGAGTTAAATAAGCGAAAGAAGTTAGCTGAATATAAAGATAACTTTGAGTTATTCGCAAGAGAACAAATTAAGATTCTACCTAAAGACAGTTCTCAAGGGTTTCAACCTTTTGAGTTTAATGAGGCTCAGAGAATTGTTAATAGTAAGATTGAAGAACAATTAAAGGATACTGGTAGGGTAAGAGCTATTATTCTTAAAGCTCGACAGATGGGTCTAAGCACCTTTACTACTGCCCGAGTATTCTGGAAGAGTTATTTTAATCCATACAACAAGTCAGTTGTTATGGCTCATGATACTGCTACGTCAGATGCTCTCTTTGCCATGAGTAGAAATACTATTGCAAATATGCCTGAAGACTTCAGACCTAAGTTTAAGAAGTCTAACGCCAAAGAGATTATGTTTGAGCATAATGACTCAGGGTATAGACTGTATACTGCTGGTTCCCCAGATGCTGGACGAGGAACAACACCAACCATTGCTCACTTGTCTGAGGTTGCCTTCTGGACTCATGATGCTAGGATCCTTGCTGGTTTATTCCAGGGTATCTCTCAGGCTAAAGGTACTGAGGTTATTCTTGAGAGTACAGCTAATGGTGTAGGTAATGAGTTTCACAGACTATGGACTGGTGCTGTGAATGGAGAGAATGAGTATGTACCTATCTTTGTACCTTGGTTCTTGATGCCAGAGTACAGGAGAGAAGCTCCAGAGAATTTTGAAAGAACAGAAGAAGAAGAGATATTAGTTACTAGGTTTAACCTAGACAATGATCAGCTGTATTGGAGAAGACTGAAGATTGCTGAGGGTGGCTCAGATAAGTTCCGTCAAGAGTACCCCTCAACCCCAGAGGAAGCTTTCGTTGTCTCAGGCTCTAACGTATTTAATATTGAGAAGTTATCTGAGTTAGTCCCTCAACCTATCTTAAAACAGATGGAGTTTAGCTTTGACTCTCAGATGATGGAGGATGCACCAAGAGGTTCTATTGAGATCTATAAGTATCCTACTTTTGAAGACTCCTTTGCTATTGGTGCTGATGTATCACTAGGGGTTGGTAAAGACTATTCCACAGCTATTGTGATGAATAGAGATAGAGAAGTATGTGCTGTATACAGAAACAATACTATTGATCCTTCTAAGTTTGGTGATATCTTGTTCTACCTTGGTAGATACTACAATAACGCACTACTAGCTGTAGAGAGTAACTCTATGGGTATTGCTACTCTAAATAGACTTACCCAGATGCAGTACGTTAATATGTACTATCAGACTAAGATGGCTAACGTATCTAAGGAAGAAGGTAACCGTATTGGATGGAGAACTACCTCGGCATCTAAGCCAGCTATTATTGGATTCCTAAAGAGTGCAGTAGAGAACGAAGAAGTATGGATTCCTTCAAGGACTATTATCGGTGAGCTGATGAATTATGTAGCTGATGATAGTGGTAAGACTAACGCTATTGTTGGTCATAACGATGATACAGTAATTGCCCTAGCTATTGTTCTTGAAGTTATCAGAACTCACGGTGACAAACTAACAACTAATAATGTTCCCTTCACACAACGTATGGGATCATTCCAACAACAGGACTCGACATGGCTGTAATGAATACACCGTTAAGTGGTAAAGAGAAGGAAGCTTTTAAGAAGCTACTTAAGCCACAACAACCCGGTAAGCTTCTTGACTCAAAAGAAAAGTTAAGCAAGAATACCGACAGAACACTACCCATTAGAGGGCAGTAAATTATGTTTTACGTATATGTACACTTTACAAAAGACGAGCTTAAGCCGTTTTATATTGGAAAAGGAAAAGGTAAACGCAAAGATGATATTCGTAATAGAAATAGATATTGGAATCATGTAGTAAATAAACATGGATTTGTATCTGATATTCTAAAAGAATTTACTGAAGAGCAAGAAGCCTTAGAATACGAAAAAGAAATGATAAGATTCTTCAAAGAAGAAGGATTTAATTTAGCTAACCTCTCTACTGGAGGGGATGGCGGTGGAACAGGTGTTAAAAGAACACCTGTTGAAAAGGAAAATTTAAGTAATCTTTATAGAGGTAAAAGATTTGGGCTTGATGAAGCTCAAATAATTATTGCTACAAATAAGATTACGGGGCAAGAAACATTTATGCAGGGTAATATGGATATAAAACAAAATGGTTTTAATCCTAGCCACGTATCTAAATGTATTCGAGGGATTAGGCAATCCCATAAAGGATTTACATTTAGGTGTGCATAGATACCCTCAATCCCTTTGTGTCCGCCTGGGGCGACCAGCGGGTGGGATGTCTGGAAGATTTATATAGGTCATTGTTGACCGTGATTGATTGATTGAACCAAGAAAGGTTAACAATGGCAGATAATATTTCAAGCGTAGTACGCTTTTCACAGGGATACAAAGAGAAAGTTACAGACGAAGAATTAGTTAGTATGATCGAGACAGGGGTAATGAACTCTGTTGGTGACTTCCTAAATAGTTCTGATATGGCAAGGGAAAGACAGAAGGCCACATTCGAGTATGGAATGATGCCTGACTTTCACCTCAAGCCACAAGGTGTTTCACAGATTGTTTCTTCAGATACTGTAGAAGCTGTTGAGGGTTACTCAGCTATTATCTCTGAACTACTATTTAACAACAATAAGATTGCTCGTTTTACCCCATATAGTAATTCACCTAAGGCTTTTCATGAGGCAAAGGTAGCTTCTGACCTAGTAAACTATGAAATTTTCAAGAAAAATGCTGGTTGGGAAATCCTAAATACATGGGTAAAAGCAGCACTATTATGGAAAAATTCCATTGTAAGATGGGAGTTTATTGAGGATTTTGAGTATTCTTTTGAAGAATATGAGAGTATCTCTCAAGAAAACCTAGATACCCTTCTTGCTGATGATGATGTAGAAGTTGTTGGTCAACTAGAGTATGAACAAGAACTAACTACAGATGAAGACGGTAATGCTGTATACGCTATGGTATACAAGAATGTACGTCTAAAAAGAAAACATAATAAGACCAGAGTTGAACTAAGAAATATTCACCCTGAGTCTTTCCGTATCACAAGAGATGCACACAACTTTGAAGATGCTTCTTTTGTTGGTATTCAAATTGATATGACTCGATCAGAGATCAGAAAGTATTTCCCCCAAATTGCAGAGAACATTGATTGGGACGCCATTGGAGACGGTAGCTACGATTGGGCTACCAAGTACACCGAAGAGCAAGCAGCTCGAAAGCGTCTAGTTGGTGAAGAGTACTGGCTAGGTGGGAATTCCCGTGAACTCTATCCTGTTGAAGCTAACCGACAGGTTACTGTTGTTGAGTGTTGGCTACACGTTGACCGTGATGGTGACGGTATTGCTGAACTAAAACACTTTATTATTGCTGGTACTACAATTCTTCTTGAAGAAGATTGTGATATGATTCCCCTAGCAGCTTTATGCCCATTCGAAGTACCACATGAGTTCTTTGGGTTGTCTGTTGCTGATATGATCAGACCATCTACAATGGCTTCCACAGCTATTCTACGTGGTTTCGTTGAGAACGTATATCTAACCAATTACTCTCCTAAGCTTGCTGATCCTAACGTAGTTGACTTCAGTGCTCTACAGAACATGAAGCCTAAGCAGATTATTGCTACTAACGGTAATCCTCAGACTGCTGTTTCAGCTATGACTCCTGACACTATTAGTACTGGTACTGTACCACTACTAGAGATGTTACAGCTACATAAAGAACAAGCTACAGGTCTATCTAAAGCTGCTCAAGGTCTAAACGATACACTATACGTATCTGGTAACTCCGAAGAGAAGATGCAGAGAGCTATGACTGCTGCTCAAATCCGTATTCAATATATGGCTCGCAGATTCGTAGAGACTGGTATTAAGCGTATGGTTGAGGGTGTATACAAGACTATGCGCACTAAGATGCGTGGTCAGACTGTAGGCTACTTTGATCAGAACCAAGTATATGCTTCTGTTGACCCAGGTTCACTACCATCTAATATGCTCATTCAGATTGATGCTGACGTAGGTGAAAACGGTAACAACAACGTTGTCAAGAAGATGACTATGGTTGGTCAGCAACTACTACCTGCACTACAACAAGCTGGTGCTGGTGGTGCTGTTAATCCTGCCGCAGCTGTACGTATTGCAGCTAAGACTCTTGAGGCTATGGATCTTGATCCACTTGAATTCCTTGAGGACTATACCTCAGATGATTTCATCAAGAAAGCTGAGCAGTCTAAAGCAAATGAAATGCAGGCAGCTGAGAAAGCTAAACAGCTTGAAGAGCAGATTAAGCAGCTTAATATGGCTCAACAACAGGCTACTATTGATCTGACTAACATTCAGTCTAAGAATGCTATGCAAGATAACGTCAAACAACTTATGGTTGCGCTTGATAAATCCCATCAAGAGTGGGCTAAGCTATATATTCAAGCAGCTAAAGAGGGTGTTGAATTACCACCTCAACCTAAGATTGATGATCTACTAGCAGTAGCTTCTAAGGCTATCAAGTCAGACTTAATAGGTGATGCTGGCAGACCACAAGGTGGTGTTGAGAAACCTCAACCAGAAGGTCCA